TTTTCTGTATTATTTGGTAGTCGGCTGCCTGGGATGTTCAGTTTGTTACCGACAGAACAATTAAGAGCGGTTAGCGCTCATATTAAACATCGTTATGCTAGCGTGATAGGCGGCTTGGCTGATGAAGAGAAGCGTGTTAAATTGCAGCGAGTGCTACTTAAGGGAGTGTTTGCTGGTTTTACGCTTAGTGCCTTGCTCAAATGCGCCAAGTTTTATCTAGAATGCAGGCGTATTAACAGAATAGCAGACGAGTTTGATAAACGCGTGGGACCAAGTCCTGTTCCAGAGCCACAGACTACCGTTGATGGCTCTGGTAATGTCACGGTTGAACGTGATCCCAAATTGGGAGTTGTTCCACGTCAAGTGTCATTTAAGGGTAGTTATGCTACTTTATCTAAAGATCGGTTTCGCAAGACTGATCCCACACAGACTGTGGACGACAGTAGGTTTTTGGCTGGTCGGTGTATGTATAGGGTTACTATACGGCCCTGCACAGGTGGCCAACTTGGGACTACTGTGCGTTCAGGTTACAAATCAGTCATGCATGTCGTTGGCTATGACACTTATACAAGTGGTACCTACATGGTCACGGTTGCACATGCCTTTGCCAGGGATTTTACTCATTTTGCGGTGTGCGTGCATGACCCATCAAGGGTTACGAAAGAGCATATTCTATGTAAGAAGGATATTGCATTCGCGCCTAAGATGTCATTGGGTGGCTGTGAGCATGATTTAGATTTATGCATGTTTGAGCTTCCAAACAGTGCCACGGGTTCGTTGCCCGTGATTAGGAAGTTGGTGTCTGACACCACTTTGCGTGCTGGAGAGACTATCACCAGATTGTTGCCTTTGCACGACGAAGCTCTCAATGTGCACACCATAGACATTGAGAGCGGTGAGTTTTTAGCCGTGAAATCGCATATCTATGCTCCAAACACACCTGCTGCACAGTTGCTGCCCAATCCGGTCTCTTACTGGATCACCGGCAGTGGTCATGATGGCTTGTGCGGCTCATTAATAATGAGTGGTGGCACAGTAGTTGCCATGCACACTGGTTCTCACGTTAGTGACACAGTGACTGCCTGTCCCATTAATCACTCACTGTTAACATCCATGAAAGCACAGTTGGCTGGTCGCACCTTGGGTGAAGTTGGCAATGCCAGATTAGATAACTATGTTATCAGAGCGCCTTATTTAGAGGAGTATAGCAAATCACAATTGGAGATTAGTCCTAATGTGAGCGTGCGTGTTCCCGGTGCGTTGGAACCTGCGCTTTCAGACAGTTTCTACGATTTTGTTGGCACGCTAACCAAAGATGGCCTGCCTGTCAACGTTAAGGCCAAGACCAGCATTCAGGTTTCTAAGCACGTAGAGCTCTTGATGGATTACCTGCCTGATGTACCACGGATTTTGAGTACTTATGCAATCCCATCGCTGAGTTACAAGATGCGAGATACCATTGGCGCATTCGTCACCAAGAGTAGCATTCCCCGACCGGTGGATACACATTTGTTGGCACTTGCCAAAGAGAAGGTGGGTTCAGCTTTATATGGGGCTTGTCATGACATAGTATCGCGTAATCCAGAATTTTCTACCATGAGGGTCCTTAACTTGCAGGGTGGTCTTGACGGAAAAGGGCTTAATATGGCTGGTAAGGTACCCATAAACACATCTGTTGGGGTGGCTTTCCCCGGGGTTAAATCAGATTATGTGAGCAACGTCTATTCCCCTGAGTATGATGAACATTTTATCTGTTTCTTTGAAGAGAATGAAACGTCAATGGAGATACATGATAGTGTGTATGATATTATCGAGCGTCGTAAATCTGGAGAAGTGGGATTGATTTTGAATTTTATTTGTCCTAAGGATGAGGTTTTGCCTGTTAAGGCAGATGGGCGCACCAAGCCCATGAGACATATCAATAAGATGGATTTTGCGCACATAGTTGTGATGCGCATGTATTTCCAACCAATCCTCATTTTACTTGGATATGATCCATTATCGTGTGGCCATTCCGTAGGGCTTGACCCTACTGTGTGCTATTTAGAGCTCATTAAGAGTCTAGTGAACGGTGATGTAGAGCGACCATTGTATGTGGGTGACGTCGAGGAGAGCGCTTTCGTGGCCACAGATTATAGTGGCTTCGATTTGAGCCTTTCCGGAGACGTCATATCCGCTGTTATGGACATATTTATCAATTTGTCCCACTTGTTGGATTATACCGACGAGGACAGGCGTGTGATGGCCTCAATGGCGTACGACATCTGTAACCCTTCAGTGGTGATGTTAGGCACCATTGTTAAGATGGCTGGAGTGAATACGTCTGGTAACCCTTTGACTACCATGATTAATTGCGTGGCTAATATGTTGATTAATTGTCAGATTCATGCCATGGTTAAATTTGACGTTCTCCATGGTAAGTACATGGTCGACCATGCCAGAGATTATTCTGGACTTAAGGTAGATGATATTGATTTTAGTCTTAGGAGCATAGTCACATATGGAGACGATGTTGTCGTCAGGGTAGACAAAGGATCGAAGATAACGCAGCCGGCAACCATATATTATGGTAAACAGCTTGGTTACGTCATCACAGGGTCTGATAAGGCCGACACAGTGACTACCTATGCACAGGATTTTGGCTTCCTTAAGAGGAAGTTCAACCTCTATGCCGACCGCGGTAGTGGAGAGGTGGTCATGTGCCTCGCGCCATTGGCTATGGATTCCATATTCAAGCCATTTGTGTGGGGAGATTTTAAGAAAGTTGATATCAATGATCATTATGCTGGACTTATTAAGTCCGCATTGCATGAGTTGGTGCAACATGGGGGAGCTGTGTACGAAACACATGCTCCCAAACTGTGGGCGTTTGTTGAGGCATTTAGTGTCGAAACTAAGCCCAGAAAGAATGCACCGTTAGTTTTTAGGTCGAGTATTAGATCTCGGTTTAAGAAGCCTTTCCTTAGTTGGCAAGATTCCATAAAAGAGAGGTATGGACATTCTTTAATTCGGACCAATGGTGAGCTAACACTGTCCGAGCTCGATTTGATCGAGTTGTAATTTAGCACGGCCCTCCATGGCGATAAACTGGTTTTGTGTTTCGTGCGATAGGCACGATGTTTTCGGATTAGCAGTCCACCATTTCTGTACACAATAGAGAAGACCTACGGAAATTTATTTGCTTTCAATACTAAATATGAAGTGTTAGGGACCATGCATGCATACAATTATGGTCTATGCCCTGGACAAGATTCCAGTGCCTGTACGGGGGGACACCCGTCTATTTGCAGTAACAAGTACCCTGCGAGTAGTAATCGTTGCTTGCCTGAGATTGTGGTTGTGGAGCCACAGTCCAGTGAGACATTTTCCACTAACGTGAGTAGTAGTAATACTCTCAGCCAGAACGTTGAGTTTATGGATGCTAACCCAGCTTATGATTATCATATAGATGGGGCTAGTGATCCCACTAGGGCTTGTGCGGACATGAGTGACACCGAGCTTGGGTCTTTCTTTGAAAGACCCATCCTTATAGGTGAGTATTCATGGGCGCCTGGCATGTCCTTTTACGAGACGTTCAATCCATGGTCGTTGTTTTACAACGATCCACGCAACGTCAATAGGTTGGCTAACTTCAACCTAATGAGAAGCCGTTTGTGTGTTAAGTTTGTCGTGAATGGCAATGGGTTTTATTATGGCCGTTTATTGGCTTCGTACAATCCTTTACCTGACTATGATCAGGTCACGTTAAACAGAGGATTGGGTATTAATGTTGATTCTATCGGCGAGAGCCAGAAGCCTCATATTTACATCAATCCCACGGAGTGCCAGGGAGGTACTCTTTGTGTTCCATTTGTGCATTATCAGAATGCCTTGCGTATTCCAGATGCACAATGGGACGAGATGGGCACTGTTACGGTTAGGGCCCTTAACATGCTCAAAAACGTCAACGTATCCCCTGCTGCGGGTCAGGAGTTGACCGTGTCAGTATTTGCATGGGCTGAAGACGTCGAGTTGTCAGTACCCACTGCTTCTAACCCTGCGACCATCATTCCTCAAAGTCTTGAGGTTGTGGTACCAGAGTCAGATGAGTATGGTGATACACCTGTCAGTGCGATGGCATCCACAGTAGCTCGTGTTGCTGGCAAGCTTACCAATGTACCGTTCATAGGTACTTTTGCCAAGGCCACACAAATTGGTGCGGGTGCAGTTGGTGATCTAGGTAAGTTGTTTGGATTTTCCAGACCACCGGTGATCGACCCCATCCAGGTGTATGTCCCTCGATATGTGGGGGGTTTAGCAAACGTAAACACGCCTGATGCGGTCAATAAGTTATCTCTTGACATTAAACAAGAGGTTACGGTTGATCCCTCTGTTGTTGGAGTTAGTTCTGCCGATGAAATGAGTATTGTAGGCTTGGCCAAACGCCAATCCTATTACACGACCTTTCCATGGCAGACTGGTGGCAATCCCAGTGCCGGCCCTGGAACTAAGTTGTTTCAGACACAGGTCATGCCGACCGTGTTCCAGACGTTGTTCACGGGACCATCTACTGAGTATCATTTGATGCCGTGTGGTATGGTTGCCCTTCCCTTTAAGTATTGGGGTGGATCCATGGAGTTCAGGTTCCAGGTTGTTTCTTCGAACTTTCATAGGGGACGTCTTAGGATAGTCTGGGATCCTGACTCAATGGATGGTGGAACTTCTTCCACCGGCTACAACACAATGTACACACGCATAGTGGACATTGCAGACATGCGTGACTTTACCTTTAAAGTTGGTTGGGGCAAAGAATACTCCTTCTTACCAGTTCGTAATCCCATGAGGATACGTGATGGTGCTCCCATACCGTCGTTTGCCACAGGAAGTACGGCCCCCAACATTTTGGAAGAAGTGTTTGGGAACGGTACTTTGTCGGTATTTGTGGTTAATGACTTAACCACGCCTAATCCCGATCCCAGTGTTGACGCCAATGTAGAAGTCAACGTGTTCGTCAACATGTGCGATGATGCGAGATTTGGCGAACCTACAGACGCAGCTATGTGCAACATTAGCTACTTTCCTTCTGAACCGCCCACGCAGCCACAAACACTTGAGGTTGCACCCGAGTCCGACGAACAGGTTGCTGCAGTGCAGCTCAGCGCACCTGATAGTACCGACGTGGTCACTTCTGTGGGTGCTGCTGGGAGCACTGATGATCACACTATGGATGTGTTCTTCGGTGAACAGGTAGTGAGCATACGCGAGTTGCTCAAAAGATATTGTCTACATTCTGGTGTCACAACTGGGAAGCTTGACAGCGAGGAATTTGGTACGACAATGAACTTGACACATCCTGATTTTCCTTACTATAAAGGCTACTGTCCCAGTGGTCCTCATGATAGTACCAGTGGTAAGTTTGCATACTGCCATATGACGTATCTGAATTATTTCGCTCCTTGTTATGTTGCTTATAGGGGTGGCATCAGGTGGAAGTATCTTGCTACACGTAATCCTACCAGCAAGGGCGAGCAGCCTTACGCTGTTGACACATTGTCTGATGTATTTGCCAGTGTCACGCGCTTTGACGGAGTTACCAAAAGTTTGACAGCCTTTGGCACTTATATCCCATACCTTTATGATGTGGGGCTTAGTGTGTTCAGTTCGATTGCCAATACCGCAGTTGATAGCAACTTTGCTGATAAGATAGTTTCTAGTTGCGAGTCTGAAGCCAATGGGGCGTATGTTACACCCATACAGCTCAATCCTTCACTTGAGGTTGAGTTACCCTACTATACGAATAGGAGATTCTTCAATGCTCGGCGTATTGACATAGTCGACACGCGCGTGCTTAGTGATGAAAATCCGCCAGTACACGAATTACAGGTAACTGGCAGCAAAAGTGCCGTTCTTGGGTATGTTGCTGCTGCCGAAGATTTCAGTTTGTCATTCTTCATGGGTGTGCCTGTCATGTACTCCTTGGGCAGATACTCGCCCAACCCGTTTCCAACTGCGTCACCCACGTAAGTTGGTTGCACTTTCCAATGCAACGCATAAAAAGATGTGGACATTTGTTCACAATTCAAAAGATCCAGCGCGGGATCTCTCTTCTTTGGTTATAAGAGTTCTTTTAGACGCCTCCGGGCGGCTTCAAACATAGTATATATAAATGCTACAAGGTTTTTAAGTCGCCCGTAAATGGGCGGTGGAATTTTCCCTTGTTAGCGCAATTTATATATGCTTAGTGCATTTC